TCAGGATCTACTGGACTACCTTGACCTTGCATCTCTGCTTGTAAGGCTCTTATAAGTTGCGCTTGTTTTGCTACTGCAACTGCTTGTTCTGGTGTATTAGCCATAATTAAGACTTCATGCTCCTTTGTATATAATCTTGAATCATTATTTCGTTTAAATAGTCTTGATAACTGTTTTGTTCTGCAGGGCTAGCTCCTACTGCTGCTGTTCCAGCTGCACCTCCACCTAATACTGCTTGATCTAAAGCTTGAAGTTTATGATCTTTAGCTCTTTGAGAACCTGTTGCTTGTCCTATGTTATATGCAATCCCAGCTGGAAGACCTCCTATTACAGAATAACCTAAAGTTCCTCCTAAACCTCCTGCATAAGGATCAGCATAACCTGCTTTTCTTCCATGAATACCACCAAGAAGAGCTGACCCTCCTAATGCTCCTATAGTTGCAGATGCACGTGGGTTAGCTGCAGCGGTAAGTCCTATATTTCTAAGTACTTGGCCAGCCATTCGTAATCCTTGTGGNATTGCTCGTGCTGCTGNTGCATACGCCATAATATNTTAATTCTNAATAATAAAAAAGGGCAGTTAATTACTACCCTTTATTTTACATTTACTAAGTTTACGCTTATTCCATTACAAGCATCTTNTGTCTAAATGTCTCAGGAGTCTGAGTATTTAGATAACGCCATGCATTCTGTGGATCTCTTTCAGCGATGTTGCCGAAGTTGTTCCAGAAATCACCAGCGTTCTCAGGAGCTTGAGGCTGTGGAGGAATAGGCATTTCAGGACGCTGATACTGTGCAGCTTCAGGACGAGCCTGTGGAGCGTTCTGAGGAGTCTGTTGACCTATCTGTTGATATGTTGGTGCTGCTTGTCTATCAGGAATTGGATAAGGACCGTTTGCACCGAAGAATTCACAAGTGTAATCTGCAAGAACATCTGGATCAGTCAAAATCTTTTCATAGATCTTGTGCTCGTTATTAAGTTCTTGTAGAAGACTTACAGATTCTTTAAGCTGAGAATCAGTCTGTATAAGACTATCTTCTATTTGACATGCGTAATTATTTAATACTGCTGCTGAATCAGGTCCGAAGTGATCAATTACTTCAAGACTTTCTGGACTTACCCCGTTTGCNAGGAGCTGCTCCTGTGTTATTTCCTGCGATGCTTGGGAATAATCGTTGGAGTAACCCTGGTTGTTGCTGATCCCAGGCTGCGAGGTCTGCGGAACCTGATTGTTGTATGGGGTTAGTTGAGGGGAATTGTAATTGGCCTGGCCTATTTCCGATGTCTGACTGGATGGTTGACCCTGGAAGGGGAGCTGCACTGGAGAACTCAGGAGGCCTACCACCCTGTTGAACGCCTCCCTGTAAGGATTGTCCTGGGTTGGTGCTTCCGAGGGGCTGGCCTGGGGGTAAGATGGTGTAGGGCTGTATTGAGCTGGGGCCACTCCCATCTGCTGGGGAGCCTGCGGTGCTGGGGCCACCACTCCTGTAGGTTGAGCCGCCCATTGGTTGGTCGTTGAAACCGCCTGCGGTGCCTGTGAAGGCGCCGTTGCTACTGGAGCCGCGTAGCTTATCGGCTGGGTCTGGGATGGTTGGGGTGCCGATTGGGTCGGCGCTACGGTAGCGTCCTGCATAAGTTACTTCCTTCTGTAGTGATTCTAAAGTTCTATATAAAAATGGGGTGAGATCAAGTCTCGGGTCAGCCGACATAGGTAAGTCAGGCTGCTGCGGATGTGGAGTCCTCATCTCTTGATTGATTAGATCAATAAATGTGGAATACGCCCGTTGTACTTGACCGACCATCCTAAAGGGAAAACCAGATAGCATTCCTGCTACCTCATCATCCGTTTTGGACGGGAACAAGTACTTCAGTGCTTCTATACTATCTACCCCTAATTCTTGGAGGTTTCTAGTAAAGATTGATTGGTTCAATTTATCTTGCGTTGTATCTTCATAAACAGGTCCCATCCATCTCCACTCAACATTTCTATTTCCATCAGGTGCAAGTCCCAAAACCCCTTCTGGTATCTCTTTTGTCTCCTCGGCTTTAGCAAGTGCCTTATTTAACTTTTTATAGTATGCAGCATCTTGTTTTTGATACCTTTCTAGCTCTTCTTTTGATTCGTCTTGAGGAGGATCAACAGTTTTAAGACCAATAGCTTGAGCCAATGTTTTCTTAAATATCTCTTCTTCTTGGAAAATAATTAATTCAAAGCATTTACAAATACCATAATTATATAGTTGTAAGCATTTCTTTTTAGCTGTAGCACTGACTCTTCCATATTGAGATTTGATTTCAGTAGCAGTTACATTAGTAATAGATAAATCATCAATACCCCCAAGTGCTAAACGTATTTCATTTCGTAGTTGTTCTGCAAAACGAGCTTGATCAGTACTAACAGCATTAGGAGTAATAAAACCAACACGATCAGAAGGTTCTAAATTTGCAATAACGCGTGGAACACGCATTCCTGTTCCAGGACTTCCTATATATCCTGCAGGATTTCTAGTAACTGGATCTTGTTTATAAGTAGATTGAAGAACACTTAAATCTGAAGTAAATCCAGACTGACTTGAAATACTAGGTCTTTGTGGTGGACCATCTTGATTATTACTTTCAACAATATCTTGTTTAGGTCTAGATGAAAGTAAGGTTGGATTACCAAAGAAAGATAAGTTTGCTCTAATGTTTTTAACCATTTCATCATGAGCAACAATTTGATTAGCTATCCAATCAAAGTCACCTCTTCCTTCTGTTCCAAATGCATCAGGATTATTAAATACTTCAACACAAGGAATGAACTGCATTGTATTAACTAGTTCTTTCTTTTGCAAAGTTGAGAATTCTTGAGGAGTATCAAAACTCATCTCTTGCTCACTATGCATCTCTTCTATTTTTTCTGCAGTAATTCGCAGACGCATATATCTTTTATCTGTACTTAAACCAATTTGTGCTGATCCAAAGCCTTTAGATGATTTAACTTTATACGCATAAATAATTACGACTTCTTCTAATTCACCTTCTGGAGAATAAAAAGTACGATATGAGTTTTTATCAAACCAATAAATACGATATGTTTTTTGTGTTGGACGTATATAAAACAATCCTTTTCCTAATGCTAAAAAATGATCCCAAATTGAATCAAGTCTTGCATCTAACTGATTAAACTTTATAACTTGCTGAATAAGATCATATCTTTGTGTACCGTAATTATCTTGTTCAGGAAAAAATTCAACACCTTGTCTAATCCCAAACATTTTCATTTGGGCTAAATGAGCATTGATNAACATCGAATCAGCTGCACCTGTGCTTTCACGGTTTATGACCGAATCAAGCATTGCTTCAAAAGCTGGATTAGTTTTGCTCATTAGATAATTTTGTTAGTTTTACTATGCCTCAACTTCATAACCAGCTGCCAGTCTCTTGAAAGTAAGATTGTCTTCATCAGCTTCGATATTAAATCGTTCGCCAGGTTGAAGTCCAAGATCGTGACATAATTCATCGGGAAGATTAATAATGGCAGAGCCATATGCATCTTGCTCAAGTTCAATTCCTTCGTAATAAAAATTAGAGGCCATGTTAAGTGCTTTAAACAGTCTAAATCGTCAATACTCTAACTCTAGTTTTCCTCTAGACATTAGACCATTACATAGCCAAACTAATGCATCTACACAGTCATCATGTGAACTTACTCCAAAATTAACTATCTCATCTGTTAAAGCTTGGAANTTTCGATACTTATTAAATCTGATTTTATGACGTTCAAACAAACCCATTATACCTCTNAAACGTGCAACTTTATCTCCTCTAAAACCTTTNACAGGATGCCATAAAAGATTATGCAATCCNTGTTCTTCTAAACATATTCGTTTGAAGTCTGCTTCTAGNGATGCCTGATATGCNACAGCTTCTGACCATATATCAACTGTACTTCCTGTTGGATAATATTGATCTCCGTCTTTATGGACTACCCCCCATTCATACATCATGTCCATAATGGCTTCTAATTTTTCTACGTTACCCATAATACGTAGACGCTTACAATCGATGATATGAATTTTGTCTCCTACTCTTCCACCCATTACAAAAACTGTATAGTCATTTCTTTCTCTAATTCCTGCAGATAAATCTACTCCAACTCCTAAACAATCAAATTGTGTTGGTATTTGTCCTTTAATAATTAAATCAGGTGAAATAGACATTTCACTTGTTCTTACAATCTGATTTTGATACTGAAAACTAAAACTTACAGGAGCTTGTCTTTTTCGATCATTCAAATAATCTACAGACCACATATCAGGCCAATAGGATTCTTCAGATCCTTCACCATCAGTAATTAATGCAGATTGAACAATTTGAATCCAATCATTATCAGGAGTAAATGTAGTTTGATGTATATCATCATGTCTAAAACGTGTACCTAGACATATTGCTCTACCTCCTTCAAACATCGTGGGAACAATAACTGAGTTCCAGTTTTCTTCCATAGCTACACGTATATCTCTATTTTTAATATCATCAGCAGATTTAATAGCGTCATCAATAATACATAGATGAGAACGTTTTGAAGTCACTGCACCTTTAAGACCTGCACAACATAAACTAAATTCTTCTTCACCAGTTGATCTAATTCCTGCAAATTTCCAATCAATACTCCAATATTCATTAGAGTTAATTCCTTTAGCAATTTTAACCATTGGAAAGATTTCTCTATATCGCTTACTTTCTTCAATAATTCGTTTAATTGCTGCACTTTTAGGACGAGCAACATCTACTGTATAAGAGATATAAAGTATTTTTAATGGCTTTTTNTGTAAGGCATGGATACCAATAGACCATGCAGTAAATAAACCAAGTACGGTTGATTTAGCAGAACCTCGTGGAGCAAGAATATCNACATTAGGACCAGCAATTCCAACTAAACATTCACTGTCTTCATGAGTATAAAGATGCTCATGCCATAGTTCCATATGTTTTGCAGGTGGTTTGTCTCCTACAACATCACAAAAATATGCAAAATCTACTCTTGCTCTATCAATATCAATATCTGATGTTTTTTTAACTACTTGTTGTTTAGCGGCTGCTCTTGCAGTTCTACGATAAACAGAGTAAATGCTGGTTCCTGCCATGCATTAAGGATACCTCAATAACTCTTAAGATTCTTCTTGTAAGATTTTTGTCCAGACTCCCATTGAAGCTTCTTGTAACGGTCCTTCAATTGGATCGTCTCTAAAAATAGATAACATTTCACGTAAAGCTCTATCAGCACCTGCAAGAATTAATCCTTGTTTATCAAGTAAATGTTTTTCATCATTCAATTGTTTAATTGCACCACGTAATTCTTTTTGTAGCATTGCAATACGTGCTGCTCCCATATCTTGTTTAACTACTCCTAAATCAATTCCATCACGTAATTTAGAAATATCTTGCTGCATCAAGTCTATTTCCATTTCTAAAACTTGATTAAAATTACGTTTTTTAAATTCTTGTTTAGACCATTCATTACAATCAACAATTGAACCTTTATACCCTAGAAATCGAGCATAAAGATACATTTGTATTGGAGAACTAATTTGTTTGCAGAAGGTTAAGTAAGTTTCTTTATCTTTAGAAGTTAATGTACTTAACCATTCAATCATGACCTATAAGCAGCGCGAGACTGATCATAGTCTCTATTCTCCTTATAACGACGGAAAAGTTCTTCTTGTTTAGCAGTTGCTCGTGTTTCTTCTCCTCTTGTTTGTATCCCTTTTCTTTCTTCAGATCCTTTTACAGCAGTAGTCTTACGTTCTTGCTCACCCATTGCTCCAACAGTTAAACGACGTTCTGTTCCTTCTGCTTGTGTCGTTAAACGATTCTGAGCACCAGTCTCTTTAATTCCTAAACGTTGTTCAGCACCTTGTGCACCTAAACGACGAATGTCTTGTCCAGCAAAAAATTCTTCATTAGTACGATCAAGCTTTGCTCCTTCTTGCAAATTCAATCGTTGTTGTGCACCTGCAATCTCACTTAATTTAATTTGACTTTCAAGTGATTGACTCGTTACCTGCTGCGTCTGAGGTGGAGGAGGTGCAGGAATATATTGAACACTTGGTGCTGGTGGTCTACCGCCCATGATAAAACTATTTGACTATTAATTTTAATTTTAATTCAAACAAGCTTTAACCAAAGCTTAGATTTTTACCTGTATAACGTCCACGTAGGTTTGCAGCTGCATTTGCTTGATTAGCTATTCCTGTCATCATCTGTGCTTCTGCACCTGCTGATTCAACCATACGTCTTTGTGCTGCACTAGCTGAATATTTGTCTCCATATATTCCACGCTTTGTTGCATCCCATGCTGCAGCCTGAGCTATAGGATACATTTGCTTCATATAATTCAAATCAACAGCTGCTTGATGTTCAGCTGTTTTCATTGCTCTATCTAAAGCTTTATCATTTTTTCTGTCATAGTGACCTTCTTTTGCTAAATCAGCATCCATTTCTAATTCAGCTTGGCTTTTAGCTCTTGTTGTTGGTAATGTTTCAACATCTATAGGTCTTCCTTTATATCCAGACCAAATACGACCTCTTTGATCAAGATTTGTAGCATCAAAAGTTAATGCATCAATGGTTGATGCAACACCTTTCCAAAATCCTTTTGGAGCATCTTTATCTATTACTCTGTCTCCTGCTAATTGTTGATCTTTATCAATGGCATAAACATTACCTTTATATTCAACAACATTTTGTTTATCAGGATCAACACCTACATAGTTACTATGTAAGTCAGATTTTTCTAAATCAATATTTCTATTATTGCCACCTACTTTACTAGTATCAGTACCAACAAAATTACCTGATGTTCCTTTATAAGGAGTATTTACATTAGGTACACCCATGCTTGGTGCTTTAGGTCCTAGTCCTAATCTATTTAATGCATAATCATATAAAAATGTCTTTACATTTGCAGGATTAACTTGAGAACTTAAGTAAGGATCAAAAGTAGACATAATTTTTATCTATACTGATAGTTTGCAGCTAAAGCACCCAAAGCACTTTGAGCACCTATTCGACCTAGTGCTTGAGCACCTAATTGACCTTGTTGTGCCAGTGTTGCTTCAGTAGCTACTTGCTGACGATATTTAGCAGCTCCTAGATTTCTTAAATATTCTCTTTGCTTTGCACCTTCAATAATTGGCTCCATTGCTAAAGCAGAATCTACGGCTGCTTGTCTATTAATATCAAAATCTTTTTGCTGCCAACCATATCCTAAATTTCTTGAACTAAGAGGGTTGTAATAATCTCCTACTCCATACATAGGACCACTAGCAGGAAGTCCTTGAGTTGCATCATAACCACCTACTTGGTTTTGTCTTCCTCCTGCTAATCCAGCACCCATTCCTCCAACAATACCTGGTGCTCCTACAGCCCAACCTGCTGCTGGTAATAATCCACCTAATATCGTTTTACCTGATGCTGTTGGACCAGCTACACCTAATAATCCTCTAGCTCCTGATAAACCTTTAACAGCAGCTCCTCCAAGGGCAGTTCCACCTAATGCAGTTCCTGCCAATCTTAAAACTCCTGGAGTAACAGCTCCAAGACCAGCTCCAATAAGTGCCCCTTTTCCTCCTCCTTTCTGATATCCAGAAAGAGCGCCTAATCCTGCTCCAAGTGCAGGTACAGCTAAAGCGGCTAAAGGTATCGGCATAATCTTCTTTTAAATACTTTGTGATTTATCATCCTAGTTAATATTTTATATCCTCTAACTCTTTGAAAAGTTATACGTAATCTAAATAACTACCTGCAACATTTCCTGCCATTGCTCCCCAAGGTCCGCCAAACGCACCTCCAACTCCTCTAGCAACATGTCCTAACACTCCTTTCTGACCTTCTGTTCCTGGCATAGTCCATTCTCCTGGTCTATATCCCTCTTGTATATGAATATCTGGAGCAAGTTGAGACATGCCTGGAGCAAGCTTATTACCGCTATCTCCAATATTGACATTAACTCCTGAACTCTTATTATTTCCCATTGCCATATCTGTATATTTACTACTTTTATCAAAACTTTTACTAAAAGCATCTAAGAAACGATTTGCCGCACTTTGTTTTTCAAGATTCTTTGCATAGATGTCCCCGTCTGCTACGGGTCCCCATCCTGAAGTTCCTGGAGTAGTAATGTAATCTTGCATAATTTAATTATACATAATCTAAATAACCACCTGCCATATTACCTGCCATAGCTCCCCAAGGTCCACCGAATGCTGCTCCTGCTCCTCTAGCAACATGTCCTAAAAGTCCTTTCTTTGGTGCCGATCCTTCCATAGTCCATTCTCCTGGTCTATATCCTTCTTGTACAGATACATCGTCTCCAAGTTTTGCCATTCCTGATCTAACTTTGTCATCACTATCTTTAGAAGCAGAAGAAGATCTTCCACCTTGAGCAGCTTCAGTATTAGAGCTTCTATTTCTATCAGCTGCCATAGACTCATTGACACCTGTAGCAAATTTATTTAAAAAATTCTTTGCACTTTGTCTTTTATTACTTTTTTCGTATATATCAATTTGTTCGGAAGCACTTTTTTGTCCACCTGGACCCCATTCATGCGCTCCACTTTCATCTAAGTATGACATAATTTTAATTAACGAATTGAGAAAGCTCTTGCCAATTGCGAGCTTCAGGTTGTTTCATAGCTTCCTTTGCATTAGCAAAGTCACCATGTTTGTATTTTAAATATTCTACTGGATCTTGTTTCTTAATTCTTCTTTCCTCTGCTGTCTGGAATAACTTTCTAGCAACAGCAGCAGTACCAATAGCTGCTAAAGCACCTCCTGCTAATAAAGTAGGTTCTCTTAAATCAAAATTTCTACCAGCGATATTAACATTTTCCAATTTTTGGAATTGTTGCGCAGCTTTAGGTAATTTAGAAGCCCATTCAGCTCTTGTTTGTCCTGCTTCCTTTACTACATCTTCCCAGAAATTTACATTTTCTTTTGCAGTTGCATAATTAGCTGCATTTGTTCCAGGCATTGAACCTAAACCAGGAATTTCTTGTTGACCAATATTTTTAGGATTAAATTTAGAAGCTACTTGTCTTGCATTAAAAAGTTCAGCTGCTGCAAGTTTTTCACCTATTTTTGCAGGAATACCTTCAACAGACTGCCATCCTGCAGGTTTTGTATTCCATCCTTCAGGTTTAGATTGTATCCATGCTAGTGGGACTGCTCCTACTGTAAATTCTGGATCTAGATATTTTTTTCCTGCTGCAACAGTTGCTAATCCTGCAGCTGTTCCAAGTGTTGCATTAAGGCTAATAGGCACACCTTTGAGTCGTATTTCAGGATCATGTAATCCACGACTAGTTCCACGTACTGCTCCACCTAATGCTGTAAAAGATCCTTTATCTAGATCAATATTTAAACGTTCTCCTGCTTTAGGTTTCTTACTCATATAGCCACGATAATTAGCAAGCGTTGATGGCATTACATCTGGACGTTCTTTTCTAAATTCGTCATAAGGTAAGAGTTGACTCTTTTGACCAAGAACCCAACGTGCTGCTGCTTCTTCTGGCAAACTAATAGGTGTTCTTCCTGATGGATCAACTTCTTTTGATGCAGGTACAGCTGCTTTCCAACCTTTAGGACGCATACCTTGAGAAAGAGGTCCAGAGGTTTCTGTAAGTTGATGGTAGAGAATTGGTGTCCCTACAGCCACTGCAGCTTTTGCTGCTGTACTTAATGGAACATTTTTAGTTGCTTCTCCAACTGCTTTACTAACTACTCTGTAAGGATTTGTATAAGGCCAAACATATTTATTTCTAAACTCATCTGAACCAACTGTTTTACCAACTGCATCTGCAACCCAACTAGCTGCACCACTTACTCCTTGACTTTTGTAACCAGGTGAATGCCAAGGTTTTGTGTACATTCCCGCAACTAAATTATCCCAAACATCTCCACCAAACCGCATAGCAGCTCTTGCACTATTTGAAAAATAATTAGGAACTTTAAAAGACATTATTTAACCATATCTTTGGACTTTGTATCCTTCATGTAATGCAGCCATTGCTGATTTCTGTGGATCTTGTTCTACTCTTTGCGTTATTGTTCTTGGTGCATTTTGTGCATTAGCTAAAGCAATTCTATTTAAATAATGTTCTCTATCTAACTGAGCATCTAACTGTTTTTGATAAATTAAATCTTCAGAACTTCTACGTTGTACTTGAGCAGATTCAGGTTCATATGAAGCAGGTATTGCACCAGTAGGAGAAACTGGGTGTCCTGGTCTTTCTGCAGATAATGTTCCACCATGTTCCACTCTTTGTTCTACACTTTCTGGTACAAAGGAGTGCGTTTGCATATCCCAGTCGTGCTTGGTATATCCTTCTGGAGTATTAAGAAATGGATATTGTTGATTACCTGGAAGGATAGATTGAGCTAATTGTTTTCCTGCTACTTGTCCTGTAAATTCTCCAATACCTCTAGCTAATCCTGGAGTTATTCCAGAAGGTCTGAAATATTGTTGTCCTCCTTTTTTATAACCAATCATTGCTCCTGTTCCAGGAAAAGCTTTACCTAAACCTGCAGTCACACCTTCAGCAACAATGTTACCTCCAGCTTGTCTAATTAATGTTTCTTGTATAGGAGGTGCTTGTACTCCAAGTAAACGAGGA